TGGTGTTGAGCTGAGCATCGGAGTACGCCCGGTCCCCGTGAGGGTCGATACCGCTGACGTGGGAGTCGAGCCGTTCGCCTACCGTGACGGAGACGAGAGCGACCCTGCCGCCCCCAAAATCCACCCACAGGCGTTCGTAACCATCGGGGCCGTAAAAGGCCGCCACGTAGCCGTGAGAGTCGGCCTGAAGCTGGAGAAGTGGGGCCCCGTCGATGTCGGTCAGGTCGGTGAGTTGAGCCGCGCCGGCACTTGGTCCGTCCCAGACGGTTCCCACGGCGTTCGGCACACGGGCGCCGGTTATGTCTTCGGCCACTGAATCGGCAGTACCGCCAAAAAGGTTTCGTGCCAAGAGGCACCTCCTAGGGCATGAAAAAAAGCCCTGACGGCGATGCCGCGGGCCTAGTACGGGAAGCTATTGAGGGTTAGCCGAAGGTGGATGCCTCATACACTCCGGAGATCTTGAGACTCGACAGCGGGGGCAGGGACCTAAGACCATCCAAGCCCTGACTGAGGTCAGTCGAGTTGGGGTAGAGCAGGAACGCAGTGGACTGGGCAGTGCCGCTCTGGGATATCTCCGCGTGAATGTCGATCACGTTGGGGAGACCGCCGTTGAAGTTGGGGTTTCGGAGGAGGCCCTTGACGACCTGCCCCGTGGCGCCACTCGCGGGCGTCGGAAGCGTGATGGCCATGGTCTTTCCCGACGTGGGAACAGGCCCGGTGTCTTCCCAGTCGTTGTTGAGGAAGACCGAGAAGTAGACCATGCCGGGGGCGATCCAACGCCACCTTCCGGTTTTGTTGGCCTGGGGGAGGTCCACGTTCACATTGACCAGAGCCGGGGTGTAGCCGCGAGGCTTGGAGAGGTCACGCGACACCACGTTGCCGTCTCGGCCCACCCAATATTCGGTCTGCGTATCGGTGTTGTTCGAGTCCATGTCGATCACGAACGAGCCGTTCGACTGGTAGGCAGCCGTCTGGGACGCGTTCCACGGCACTGCCATGTGCTCGGGGACATCGAAGGGCATGACGTTGATCAGGGAGAGGGCACCGGAGTTGGCTGGCACAGTGACCTGGTGGAGAGGCATCTCCCAGATACCGCCGTACGTCTTGGTCAGTGCCGGCGCCTTGGGAGAGGCCGCGGGCTGGCCCTGGACCACCGCGAGGTTCACAGAGCTAGTGGAGAGGTTCGCGCGGAGGACGATGAGGTCAATGCGACCGGTGGAGCCGGTGTTCGCGGCAACCGTCACCGTGGCGGCAACAGTGAGCACGTAGTAGAAGCCGCCGACGAGGGCTCTGCCGGGCTGGATGGACACAGAGGTCCCGTTGACGACCGCGCCCGTGAACGGCAGGGAGAAAGCGTCAATCGACGTTTGATCGAGTCGGAAGTCAACGCGGTCCTTGGCAAAGACCCGAGCCATGTATTGCCACTGAGCCTGTGACATCATCTGCGCTCCGCCACCTGCGCTATCGGCGGTGAAGGGGTAACTGATTTCGTTGCTCATTTACATCCTCGACTCTAGCTTGCGCAGCTTCTCACGCATCTGGAATACCGTCTTGTAAAGATTGAGTGGGTTGCCCGAACCCTGGTCACCGATGGAGGGCGAAACCGTTTCGGTCTGTCCGCCCTGGTCCACGGTGATGGACACCTCACGCACAATGTCTGTGTATTCGGTGCCATCCACGGCAACCGTCACGATGTCGCCCACGAAATAGTCGCGGCCAAACTTGATGTGCGGGGTATCGATTGGGTAGATCTGAAAGTTTCCCGTCTTAGCACCCTGAGTCAGAGCGTCCGTGGCGGCCTGCAAAACGGCCTGTTGAGCTGCGGCGAAGGCCGCATCTGTCACCGAGAGATCAGCCTTGATGGGCTGTCCCGTGGTCAGGTCCGCCTTGATGGGGAGGTCTCGACGGTCAACCCACTGCTCGATTTGGAGGCCCCACTCGGCCTCAGATTCAGAGTCGATCTGCTGGTACAGGTAGCGGCCCTTACCGGTGCCCTGGCAGGCCACAATGACGCGGGTGACGGCCGGTGCCGTCAGACTCCACGTGAACTCTCGGAGGTTGCCCAGTTCCCGGCTGAAGCGGATGTCCTTGGACAGGTCCCGCGGAGCGAAGATGTGTAGGTTGATCACCTTCGCGTTGGGGTCCCAGACGAACCGGTAGCCGGCGCCGTTGTTACCTGAGCCGGTGTTCGTCGTCCACGCTTCGAGCTTGGCCCCGATGACATCCCACTGGAGATTGTCAGAGATGGTCGTGCCGAAGTTCACGTCACCTTCGAAGATGACGTTGCCGATCTGGCGTCCAGAGACAGCACCAGGGCCAAGAGCCTTGTTCAGCTCGTCCCAGATCAGGTGACCAGCCGGGCCGGAAACTGCACGGCCGTTGTCCGTAGCACTCCACTGCTGCGTTGCTGGCTTACTGGGGTCGGGGTAGGCGAGGCGGGTGTATGCCAGCTTGTTGTCATCCTTACCGGCGAAGTAGATACTTCCCAAGCTCGTGTGCTGGGCGTTCGTCCAGTAATGCTGGAAGGTCTCGATCTGCCCCGTGAGAATCGGGGTGTCCACGCCATCCTGATAGATGGCGACGCCTCCGCCCTTCTGGAGAATGTCAGCCTCAGGCGTCCCCGCCTCAACAAGGATCTGCCAAGAGCCTTGCGCACAGTACCTAACCACGAGGTCCATCGATATCCATGTGTCGATGATCCCTATTCGGTTGAGAGCTGCGTCCCGCACCTCCACTCGATATCCCATGTGCACCTCATGTCAGTAAGTCGAAAAGCGCGGAAACAGCTCCACCTTCACGGAGGGAACGCCGCTACCAGCGACTAGCGTTGCTTGAACAGTCGACGTGCCTGCGGGCACGGACCAAAGAACAGGGTTTGCGGACAGCAGAGGGAAATAATTCGTTCCCTGGTCGTCCGTGATCGTCTTGTATCCGGGGCGGGTGTCGACGGTGAGCGTCCGCCCGTTGGCCAGGCAGTCAACTCCACCCGGCTGAGCCGGGATGCCCCAGCTCGAAGACCCGTCAGGGCCAGTGAACGTGAAGGACTTCAGAGGCCCGGTAATCGTCCACACGGGCCAGGCTTCGATGTCGCCAGGGTTGGTGACGATGAGCTGACCTGAGGCCGGGGTGCCGCTGCTGAGCCGGACGGGGAAGAACGGGCTACCCAGGAACGGAAGAGGCGTCCCGAAGGACCAGTTAGCGACCTCTTCCGTGTCTCCGTAGAACCAAGGGTCAACCGCGGTGAGCTGGATACCGTAGGACACCCAGCTGAAGCCCGAGGCATCCACAGATTCATTTCCTTCCATGCCACTCACGTAGTAGCACTGGAGGGTGCGAACCGCACCGTCCTGTTCAACGAACTTCAGAACGCAGTACCCGTTCTTGGGGTTCAGCGCGTTGGCAAGCCTTCGCTTGAAAGATATAAGTCCCTGGCGGTCAACTCCGTAGACGAACAGGGGCAGAAGGATCTGCCGGGCTGCCGCCCTTGAACCTCGATAGATCGAGCCATCGAGGTTGGGAGAGTCATCCGTGTGCAGCTCGAACGGCGGCATGTCGAGCCCCGATGCTCCCGGCTGGATCATGATTGCCGGCCACCAACGGTTCTGGAAGCCGGTGAGGGGGATTTCCTCCCCCTCACCATTGCTTCCCGTAATCGACACGTACGTGCGCTGCCAATCCTCCGGAATCGGAAGCAGTGGGTTTATCTGCCACTGTCCGCCCTCGGCGTTCTGTGGCCCTGCGGGAATCGGCATTTAGCACTCCTTGTCGATTACAATGCGGCCATCGTTTCCGCGTATTTCATCGCTCGAAGAACAGACTGAGTCGTGTTCTCAGCCTTAGCCTCGTGAACGTGGATCTCGTACTTCGGACCCGCCATAGCGGCCGTCTCCTTGGCGTTGTAGACGCGCTCACCACCGCCGAAATTGATCAACTCGGGACCGCGCTCACCCACCAGCGCAATGCCAGGGGAAGCGGATCGGGTACCGGTCGCATAACCCTTGATCTTGCTGACCCTGGTGGTTGTCGTGGTCTTTCCGCCAACCGTCCTTTCGGTGGTCGAAGTGGTCGTGCCCTTGTTGGGGTCGGTGGTTGTGGTGGTCACCGTTACGACCTTCCGCCCCTTGGAATCCGTTGAGTACGAGGTGGTTACTCGCGTCGTCGGCTTCTTGGGCGCCTTACCACTCACAGCCTGGGATTCCCCAGTGAGATAGGTAAGGAGGGCAGCCAGGCCCGAATTCACGGGCGTCTTCGAGTTGAAGTGCAACTTGCTCTTGAGGGTCTTGGTGATCGTGTCGGCAATACCCTCGATCTGCTTCTTCAGCTTGCTGTCCTTAGCGGTCAGCCCGTCCACGAGAGACTGAGCAGCCGCCTCACCTGCCTTGTAGTACGAGCCGGCCACCGACTTCCCGAGGGAGTTGGAGGCGTCTCCGATGGCCTTATAGGTGTTGTTGATGTCCGTGACCTGAGAGGACGTGGACTGCAACAGCGCCCTAGCCATGGCGTCACCCTGCTCGGGGCCCGCCTGGGCAATCTCAGAGATGATCTCCTTGGAGAAACCCTTCTTCACCAGCGCACTGATGTCGCTCTGGAAGGATTTAATTGCTGCCAGACGCTCACGCAGGCTGGAGAGAGCCGAGGAGGACGAGACCCCATCCGCGTTGAACACGTCGGTGAGGCTCCGCAGACCAACCGCCTTGTCCGAGATGGACGAGGCCATGTCGGCTTCACTCTTCTTGATCGCGGCAAGCTTGGAGTTGGCGTCCTTCAGCTTCGGTGCAAGGTCCGTGCGGTCCTTGACGATCTTCTGAAGGGTCTTGTTCTCCTTGTCCAACCACTTGTTCAGGCTGTTCGCTGAACCCGAGCCGATACGGCCCGAGGTGAACGCCTTGGTGATGATCTCGTAGAGCTTCTTCACCGCAGCGTTCAGCGAGCTGACGCCCTTCTCGGCGTCCGCAGCAACACCCGTGGTCCTGGTCCCCGTTCCCGAGGCATAGCCCCTGCGGGTGTGGCCCGCGGCCAACATGGAGTCACCGTGGTTGAGGACCGTTTCCCCGCCGCCGAAGCGGACGAGTTCCGGGCCGCGCTCACCGACCCACGCCCAACCCTTGGCCGCACCCTGGGTACCAGTGGCATAGCCCCTGATCCCAGACAGAGCCTTCTGCCAGCCTGAGCCGTACCGGTGGACGGCATAGTTGAGGCCCGCATAGATGCTGGCGAGCGGGTCATTTATGCCCCGAGACAGGTACGGGCCGGCGTACGCCTTGAACGTCTGCGGAATCGTCTGCATAAGGCCCTGAGACGGATATCCCGCCTTCGCGTTCGAGTCCGTCAAGTTGATCGCCCGCGGGTTACCTCCGGACTCCACGCCGATCCGGTGAAGGACCAGTGCGAGATTCGAAGGCGAAAGCCCGAGCTGGGCGAGAGCCATCTTGACCTGAGGCGTCCAGCGAGAGACCGAGGAGCCTGTACCGCTCGGAGAGCTGAGCTGCTTGTCCACCAGCTTCGAGACATCTGGGGCGTTGCCCTTCACGTGACTGCCCGAGAAGTCGAACAGCCCCTTCAGGTTCGGGAGCGCATCCTTGGCCGTCGAGTAGATATCGCCGACGACCTGTGACGCGTAATCGCCCGGATTCTGCCAGATTTCGCGCAGGCTCTTCACCATGTCGATCACGCCGTCATATTCAGACGTCACAAGGTCCCATACGCCGTGGATTCCGTCACTCACAAATCCGGCCGGGTCAGTCAGTAGCGACTTCGCCCCGGAAAAAAGGGACTTTATGGAATCCCAGCCACCGGTGAAAAGATTCTCGACAGCTTTCTCTAGCGCCTTCGGGCTCATGAGATCGTTGGCGAACTTGGAGCCGCGCTCCAGAATGTTCCCCTTGCCCTTCCAGATGTCGTCCCAAGCCAACGGTCCCGCAACGGGGCCGATCATGCCGCCGATGGTTCCGATGAGCTGGCTATAGCCATCGGGAATCGGCAGCTTCTTCAAGATGTCCCAAGAGTCCTTCGACAGGAAGGAATACATTCCCTTGAACTTCTCGGCCATATTCGAGCCAATGAAGTGAGAGCCAGACGTGCCAGCCCCCACAACACCATGAGTAAGGTCTCCACCGAGGGCGTCAGAAGAACTGTCCATCGTCATGGTGCTCAGAGCGCCGAGTACATCGCTGTAGATGTTCTGGTTCTTGGCCATCTCCACGAGCTTGCCGAGGCCAAGCTTGCCGATAACGCCGCCACCCGCGAACTTCATTGCCTTGCGGATACCACCGATGCCCTTGGTACGGGCAATCAGGTTCATGTGGTTCACGTAGTCGTGACCCATGGCAGCGGTCCACTCAGGCCGCATAACCGATTCGCCACCCGAGAGATCGAGCAGACCGCCAGTAGGCGAATAGAACCGGTGCACGTCCTTACCGGGCGTGTAGCCCGGCAGGATGCCACCCGTAGCAAGCTTGCCGTGCTTGGGCTTCTTCTTAGGGGGCTCCGTCTTAGAGTGGCCACCGCCACCACCGCCACCACCGCTGTGATTGGCGATGCTGTTCAGTCGGCTATTCAGGATCTCGGCTTCGCCCGCAGTGTCCTTGATCTTCTGTTGCAGCTTCTTGATCTGCTCAACGATCTTGTCGGTGTTCATCCCGTTGAGCTGGCCGACTCGGTGAATCAGCGAGTTGTCACCCGTGGCGAGTTTCTTGGTCGTCGCGTCAATTTCTTCCTTGACGTTGAAGACCTCGCCCTTGAGCGCGGTGAGAGCAAGCGCGTTGAGCTTGTTCACCTGCTTGATCGAGCCCTTGGCAGCCGAAGTCAGGCCATCAGTCTTGGACTTGGCACCCTTGAACTCGTCGGAGACGTGGTTCAGGTTCTTGTCGTTCAGCTCGTTGACCGCCGTCTTGGCGTGGTTCACCGAGGTCTTGAAGGAGTCGTCCTTCTCCGTGACCTTCTTGAACTCGTCATCGAGGCCCTGGAGTTGAAGAGCCCGGAGGTTCCTCACCGCGGTCTCAGCGTCGCGGACAGCCTTCGCGGCCTGCTCCGCCTTCGCCTTGAGACTGGTCTCGTTGCCGGCGAACTCGTCGGCCAGGGCCTTCAGGTTCTCGCCCTTGAGGTCAAGGATGTGCGCCTTGAGGTCAGCTATCTTGCCGTCGAGTTCCTGGACGCTCCGCTGAGCCTCCGAGGTGTTGACGTTGATCTGGTCAACCTGGCGGTTGTTGCCGCGCACGCGGTCAACAGCACGCTGACGGAGGTTGCGGCTGTCGCCACCGTTCACCCCAGAGCGAGCGTTGCGGTACCGCTCAAGGTAGGAGCTGCCCGCAGTGGTACCGGCCCGACCACCAAGCAGGCCCTCAAGGGTCTGACCGGCAATCTTGAAGCCACCCTTGCCGAGCTTGAAGAGGCCCTGAGCCGCCTTGGCAAACGGTGAGCCGATCTTGAGCAAGCCTCCGAAGATCTTGATGACGCCGCCGAAGACGATCGCTGCACCGCCCACGAGGGCGGCCAACTTTCCGGCCTTGATCACCAGGTTCGTCAGACCGGGGTTGTCCTTGAGAACCTTGACAACGTCCTTCACCCAACCGGCAAAGATCGTCAGGTCCTTGAACAGCTCCTTGACGACCTTGCCCGCACTGGGCGCCAGGTCCTTACCGAGGTTGCTGACCGTGTTGAGTAGACCGCCCTGGTAGGTGGTCTTCCCGTAGTTCGGGTTCTTCTTGTACTTCTCAACCCCACCCGGACCGACGCCGTCTTGGATGTACTTCCGGTTGTCTACGTGCTTCTTGCCCATGAGGGCTTCACCGGCGCCTGACCACTGATAGGTGCCGTTCTTGTCGGGCTTGATAAACAGGCCGGCAAGTCCGTACTTGGCCTGCTCGTACATGTTCGACAGTCGAGTGCCGATCGTGGACGAACCCTGGCTAACGGCTGCCCCGGCAATCGCCGGGTTCTTCGCCCTCTTCAGAAGAGCGTCAACGACACCTTCACCAGGGACACCGCCCGTGGTCTTTGCATTGGCCATCCAGTCCATCATCTGAGCCGAAGCGGTGTACTCCTTCGGCAGGGCAATGTGGATGCCCTTCTGCTTCTGCTGGTCGAGCTTGGCCTTGGTTTCCTTCTTGGTGTACTTGCGGTCCGAGAAACCGAAGGAGCTAGCCAGTTCCTCAATCGGGATACCAGCATTGTCAGCAAGAGACTTCACGTTGCGGAGAGAGGCACGGTCGGCGTCCTGCATGATGCTGACCGCGTACATCGCTCGGGAGACCTGCTGAGGGTCCGTGATACCCGCGAACGCGGAGAGGTTGCCGATGGCCTGAACAAGGTCCGTTGCGCGCTTAGAAGCGGCCTTGGACGACATGCCGTGAGCCTTACCGGCACGGGCATACTGAGTGCCGTACGTGAGCATGTCCTCAACCGAATACGGCGTCGCAGTACCGTAGTTCTTGAGGGTGTTGAGCTGCTTAGCAGTGTCCTTGTTAGAGATGCCCATTCGCTGAAGAGCGGTCTGAGCCTGAACCATCGAGTCAGCGGCCGAGATACCCAGGTACGACATGGCGCCGGCCGCCGCCATCAGCGGCGTGACGAGGTTCCGGGTGATGGTGTGGCCGAACTCGGACATGGATCGCCCGTAGGCGGACATCTTGTCGCCCATGCTCTTGGTGGCCTTGCCCCAGCTCTTATCCACCTTGCTGGCATTGGACTGGATGGCTCGCACCGTGGCGTTGTTCTGCCGGATCGTGCTGAGAGCGGCAGCCTTCTGGGCCTGAGCCGTCTTGAGGGCTCCCTCAGCGGCAGCGACATCCGCTCGACGCTGCGTCTCCATCTGGGAGAGGATCTGAGCCTTGCGAGTGTTGTACGCCTGCGTGTAGGCCGTCTGAGCCTCGCGGGCCGCAGCCTTCTGCGCGGTCGCTTCCTGGCTGGCCTGACGGATGACGAGCTTGGACAGGGTGGAGATCTGAGTCTCACGGATCTTTGCCTGTCGAGCTTGCTCGGCGGCCTTCTCCTTCTCGGCCGTCATAACGGCCTTAGCCGATGCCGCGATCTCCGTCCGCTCCGCGGAGGCAATGCGGGCGTTGGACTGCTCGACGTACTTAGCGAAGGCAGCCTGACGCTTCTCCCGCTCGGCAAGCTCCTTGTCCTGGGCAGCCGTCTCGGCGGCCAGTGCCTTGAGGTAGCTCGCAGTCTCCGACTTGGAGAGCTTCTTACGAGCCTCCATTGCGTTCTTCTCGGCCTCAACGCGCTTAGCGGCCTCTTCCCCGTACTGGGAAGTCACCCACGCCTGGAGCTTGGCCTCAAGGTTGGCGGTCTGCTTGGCAAGCTTCTCCCGATCGCCAGAGAACTTGGCAATCTCCTTCTGAGCCCTCTCAAGCTCAGCCTTGAGCGCAGCCTGATCCATCTCGGGGGTGATCAGGATGTAAGCGGAGCCGACCTCAATACTGCCCTTAGGTCCCGGCATTGATCCCCCTTAGAGGTTGTTCATTCGGTTGAAGAAATCGACCACCTCATCTGTGGAGGCGTGCATGTGTGCGGGCTCAAGTTCGGTGATCTCCTCGCCAGGCCGCCGAATCGGCGTCGGCATCGGGATGTCGTTGGCGTCATCGCCTGAATTGGCCTGGATGAACAGCCAGTTGTTCAGCTCAAGAGAGTCGGAGACACGTGCCAACAAGTAGTCCGTCTCAGTCCATTCGGCGGCCTCATCACAGGCAGCCGCCAACACGGAACGTCCTGTCTGCTGGAGCAGAGAGTTGACCAGGACGGAGATACGGCGCAAAGAGAGCCGCCCACGCCACAAGTCCAGAAGGTCAACCCCGAAGAACTGGAGCAGATCCGCTTCTAGCTCTTCGGGGTACTTCCGAATGACGTAGACGGCTCGTGTCAGTTTCCCGTGGCCTTGTTGATCTTCTCGTTGAAGGTCTGGAAGTCGCGGATGGTGGGCTTAGTGGCCCGGTACTTCTGCCACTGCTCCTCGCCCAGGACGATGCGCACGGCCTCAAAGTCGTTCTCCGCGAACACGACATCAACCGGGTAGTCCATCGGGGAAGGCACGGTGTAGGTCTTGCCGTTGTGCTCGACCTCGGTCACGTCGCCGCGGGCCTCAGCCTCAGCGGCAACCAGCTCGGCGTCAGCGTCGGGGACGACAACCTCAACGGTCTCAACGGTCTCGTCAGCGGTCTTCTCGGCAGCAGCCATAGGAACTCCAAAGGAAGCAAAGGGGGTTTGGGGTGAGAGAGTGCCGGGGACTACGAGCCCTCCCCGGCAGGGGCAGGAATTAATTCAGACCTCAGGACATGTCCCGGTTCGTGAGCACGTAGCCCAGCGACCCGTTGCTGTCCAGCGCCTCAATGGTGAGCTGGTACTCCTGAGCCGCCGTACGGACGAGCGTGATGGCGCCACGGTCCTGGACCATCGCCCGAGGAATCACAACCCGGTTGTGAATGCCGTTCTGCGACCAGTCCACGACGAGCGAGATCTCCTGAAGCGTCGGGGTGGAAGCCAGGTCGAGCCGGTAGGAACCGGTCGGGTTGCCGCCACCGTCGAGAACCGGATTCCACGCAGCACCGAAGAAAAGCTCGGTCGTGTCGACGTTGGACTCAGCGAAAGTCGCCTGGATAGAGAAAGTTGCACTGTCCACGTTGTACAAAACCGGAACCGCGGACTGCCAGACGTTCACGGGGTTCGAGTTGATCTGCGGCGTGATTACGACGCCCGCATCCGAAACGTAGCCGAGGGAGGCGTAACCGGCCGGAGGAGTCGTACCGTCGCCCACATCGGTGGGCAGAGTGGTGCCGACTGCCGGCGCCATGTAGACATAACCGCTGGGCGCAAACTGGATCTTTGAAGTATCCACGTTGGGCATAAAGGCTCCTTTGGGGGGAAACAAAAAACGGCCCCAAAGGGGGCCGTGAGGCTGAGGAGTAGGCGTCAGTCGTCAGCGACGAGGAACAGCCGGACTTCGCCCGTGTAGGCGGGCTCAAGGGATTCCTTGTCCGGGTGCCAATGAGGCGAAGAGATGTCTTGCACGTCGAGCACCAGGGCGCCCTTCAGGGCCGTCCCTGGCAGGTGCTCTAGCAGGTACTCACGCACGAGATAGGCCAAGGTGCCGGCCTCAGCCGGGCTCTGGCCGTACACGTCATAGAGGATGTCAGCACAGTCCATGCGGTCCCGCAGATGGCGGTAACCCCCGGACTGGAGGACGTAGATGGTGGTCTGACCGACATTGCGGCCTACGAGGGTTCCCGTCACCGCGTCCGAGGGAACGTCGGGACACTGCCTCAGGAACTCGATGACGAGGGGGAGCGGGTCAACTCTCATTCGACACGCTCACTTTCCAGCACCTTCTTGAAGAAGAACCGTCCCTTGTGGCGGCGTCCGGAAGGGTCGCGGTATCCGCGCTCCTGGAGCATCGCGTGCCGGGCTCGGTCGTTCTCCTCAACCACGATGTAGCCGACCCACTCATCCCCGACCTCTTCGACCATGGGCGTGATGTTCTTCTTGATCGAGTACTCGTCAGTCTTCTTGTGAGGACCGAGAGGGGCAGCCTTAATCATCTTTCCGGCAAGCTCACCGGTCTTGACGGCTACCAGAGCCCTGACTTCACCGGAGTGCATGAGAGTGGTCTCAAAACCCTTGTTGGTCTCGAAGGTGAAGCCACCCTTTGAGAAGCGGGTGTCCCGCTTTCCCCTCCTCTGACCCGGCTTAGCTACGCGACGGGCCATTACTTAGTCACCATCCTGACGTTGAGCATCGTGTATTGGCGTGAACCGAGCTTCCACTTCCACGCCTCCCCCTCGGGATGCCATGTGTTTCCCTGAAACTGAATCCGGTCAGCGGAATCGACATCAACATCACCAGGGAGGTAGAGCGTCGCCCTGTTGAGGGCGGTCTCACGGGAGGACTCGTCTGCCTTCCAAGCGCGCCTGTACGGGACGCCGGCACCCATGCCGGACCACACCTCGGTCTGGTTGACCCAGTCCCGGTGATGGCCGTAGTCGTCTGCGACGAGCGGAGCGCGGTAGACGGTTATGTGGTCGTTGAATAGCGCCATGTGATCTCCGGTCGGTCGGGCTTGTGGGTCTCGGACCGGTGCAGGGAGATCGATGCGACGCGAGGCCGGTACTTACTGAGCATGGACTTGGCAGCTTCCGAGAGGCCCGAGTTGTACGCGGTGGCCGCGTACTGAACTTCCAAGTCGCCGGTCTTCTCCATGACAGTGCCAGGGCTGACAGACAGCCACCGGATCACCTCAGAACAGACAGCAGCCCTCACCGCGGCCGGCACAGCCGTCCAGCCCCAAGAGGCCGTGACTGTGGCAGTGGTGTACGCGGGAGCGTGACGGAGGTAGAGGACAGCCCCCATGACCTTGTACTCATCGGTCGTGAGATCTCTGTCCTCGTACTCGTCGTGCAGGGTGATGGCCGAGATATTCAGGCCGGGGAAGGTCGAGGGGGCCAGGACAGCCTGACCCCCTTCAATCACCAGCTCGAACGTCTCGTCGGTGTGCTGCTGGAAATCAGTCCGGCAGTAGTCAGTGACCAACCCTGTGGCGTCGTCTATGTAGGCGTTGATCCGAGTGGCCTCCGTGCTGTCAGCGACGGGCCGCCCGAGACGGGCGACCACATCGTCAATCGTTACGAAGGCCATCAGGATCAGTCCGTACGGGTCTCGGTGACGGTGACGGTGGCGTTGTGAGCGGTGATCGCAGCCTCAACACCGCGAGCCACGACGAGCTGTTCCGGCCGAATGACCTTGGCGTCGTAGATCACACGCGACTTGATCGCGTCGGTGAAGGTGTTCTGAGGCTTGTACGCCTCCATCTGAGCGAACGGGATGACGACCGAGGTCGCAGCAGTGGCGCCCATGTAGAGGTCAACCGCCTCGAACTTCTGGTTGCCCTTCCGGATCAGAGGGTTGTTCGGGCGAGTGTGGGAACCGAGCGCGTTCGCCACGGTGACCGGGACACCGAGGATGGTGCCGATCGCAGAGGCGCCGTTCGGGATGACCGCCTGGCCGCCGTAGACCTGAGCTTCGATGAACTTCGGGTCCTGGAGCAGGAGCGAGCGCATACGCGGCGAGATGAACAGGAAGCGGTCCGCAGGAGCCGACTTGATGTCCAGGTTCTCCAGCATCGCAACCACGTAGTCATAGACCGAGAGGACGCGAGTCGCAGCCTTCCGCGTGGTGTTGTCACCAGTCGGGGCGTCGGTGATCTCGTCAATCTGGCCGTGCAGAGCAGGCAGGCCGGAAACGGTCGCGGACGGGTCAGCGGAGCCGTTCAGGTCCTTACCGGAGATCGCGGCGAGAAGGGTCTGAGCCACGACCTCATCGAGCTTGACCGCCATAGCGCGGGCGCGCTGGGCAATCAGGTTCGACATCAGGTCAATTCCCGAGCGCGTCTGCAACTGGTGCAGCGCGTCAACCTCGATGTGGAAGCTGGAGCCCTTCGCAA